TTCAACAGGCTTGCGCTATCAAGGCAATTTTGCGGCTGGTAAGAATAAAATCATTAACGGAGATATGGGCATATGGCAAAGAGGTTCAAGTTTTACGAACCTGCAAGACGCATTTAGTGCCGATAGATTTAAGCATTACATAACGGCATCAGCACCTTCAACTTACACAATAACTCGACAAACATTTACACCAGGTTCTGCACCAGTTGCAGGTTACGAAGGTCAATATTTTATGAGAGTTACCGCACCTTCAAGCGGTACAATTACAGAAATAGATATTGCTCAGCCTATTGAAGATGTCCGCACTTTTGCAGGTCAAACAGTTACTCTCAGTTTTTGGGCTAAGTCTTCTGCAAACCTATCTTTGAAATCACTTGCCCAACAAAGATTTGACTCTGTTTCAGGAAATGTCGGTGCAGGTACTCAGGTTAATTCTTTGACAACTTCTTGGCAAAGATTTACTCACACAATTTCAATTCCAAGTACAAGCGGAAAAACAATAGGAAATGCAAGTTCTTTGTATATATTCTTTTTCACAGACGGATTAGGCACTATTGCTAATAGCCAAACCATTGACCTATGGGGCGTACAAATTGAGGCTGGTTCAGTCGCTACTGCTTTCCAAACTGCAACTGGAACAATCCAAGGAGAATTAGCCGCTTGTCAGAGGTATTTTTATGACCCATTGGCAGGAGTGACAGATTCAGATAGAGCAATTGCTCCAACCTTTATGGACACGACTACAACATTTTTTACTTCTATTCCTTTGCCTGTCCAAATGCGAGTCAGTCCAAGTTTTTCAGTAACTGCTGGTTCATTTAATTTGGGTTATCCATCAAGCGTCACTTTAAGCACTTTAGTCATTACAGGCGCAAGTAATAAAAGTATGGCTGCTTTTAGCGGAACTATTGGAACTGCTTTGACTGCTAACAAAACTTATTACCTATTCAGACCCGGCACAACTGCCACTTTCCAACTAAGCGCGGAGTTATAAGATGAGCAAATACAAAGAAATCTTTGACGAAAATCAAGTGTTGCAGTGCATTGAGCGCGACAACGGCGATGGGTCATTTACTTACATACCTATTGACGAAGGCAACTCAGATTATCAACGCTATCTGAACCCAGAAGCGGAACAATCCACACCGAATCTCACCAGCGAATAGGCGTGTCGCGATCGCAGAAGCGTCGGCTTGATCTAATCTAAAGGCATGGAACTCATACCGATAGAACAGATAGAAGAGCAGCTGCATAACCGATACAAGACCAGCGGATTCTCCGAAATGCTTTGGAAGCAAGATCGACAGATTATGCACCGACTCAAAGCACACCCGGCCCTGGCCACATACGCCGACTGCGAGCGCGTCATTTTGCAGGCAACGAAGCAATCGACCCGAGCTCATTATGTTTCGCGATTGCGATCCATTTACAAGGCCCTGAACAAGATGAACCTGGTCAACGGCAATAACCCGGCAGCCGAACTGCCACAAGTAAAGCCAGGCAGGGGCGTACCGAAGCCAGTAACAAAGGCCGAATACGAAAAACTCCTGGCAGAAACCAAGCCCTTATACAGAGATTGGTTCATTCTTGGCGGAATGGCAGGCCTGCGAGCGATGGAAGTGGCCAACATAAGGGGCAGCGACCTAATCGAAAGCGAAGAAGGCGCGATGCTTCGAGTTTTGGGCAAGGGCAACACCGACCTGATCATTCCCATTGCACCCAAAGTAGCCGAGATGATCCGATCGCACCAAACCCTTGATCGCCTATGGCAAGTAACACCAAACAAACTCTCATCAAGAGCAGCCAAAGAGATGCGACGCATTCTCGGGCCAAACGCGAAACACTTTCACTCACTCCGCCATTATTTTGCTACCACAATGCTAGAAAAATCAGGCGGAGATTTAATCGCTGTGAAAGAATTGATGCGACATACCAGCGTTGCAACAACACAGATATACACGCAACTCGCACATGGAAGAACAAGATCGCTAGTAAATATGCTTGAATAGGAGCAACAATGGGAATCAGCACCCGGCAAGTCACCGTAACCACATCGCCAACGGCACTCGTTGACGCAACCGCCGAAGCAGAGATGGTCTATCTTCACAGCTCAAGCGGCCAATGCTTTATTGGAAACAGCGATGTAACCTCAAGCACCGGATACAAGATGGATAACGGCGACAAACTCAGCATTGAAAATAAAGCAAACGGAATCTGGGCGATTACGGCTTCAGGAACCGTCACGATGCAAGTGATGGCGATCGGAAAATGACAGCGCAGGATTACGCAGCTCTGACCGTTTCGATCCTTACGATCGCCGGCGCATTTGCAGCGATCACCCGATGGCTCGTAAAGCACTATTTGGCAGAATTGAAGCCCAATGGCGGCAGCTCGGTAAGCGATAGAATTTCGAGAGTAGAAAGCAGAGTCGACGAGATATACAGCCTGCTTCTAGAAAATAACAAATCTAAGAGGGGGAAAATGTGAATCAAAGAGACAAGATGATCCAGATCGCGCAAGCAGAGATCGGATACATCGAAGGGCCAGCCGATAACCAGACGAAATACCAGAAGGCAAACCAAGCATGGTGCGGCGCCTTCGTTAACTGGGTGGCAAAACAGGCCGCCGTACGAATTCCAAACTGCGTCTACACCCCGGCAGGGGCAGTCGCCTTTATGGATAAGAACAAATGGCAAGACGCAGCTACGGCAACGCCAGAGCCGGGCGATATCGTCTTCTTTGATTTCCCAGGCGACGCGCTCGACCGGATCAGTCATGTCGGGATCGTGATCAAGGATAACGGCGACGGAACCGTGACCACGATCGAAGGCAACACCAGCCCCGATAAGAAGGGCGATCAACGCAATGGCGGCGAAGTTTGCCGTAAGATCAGGGCGTACCAGAAGAAGAACCGAGGCAAACTCAAGCCATCAATGGCCGTCACCATTGTCGGTTTTGGAAAGCCAACCTTTAAGGAGACAGAATGAACAAGCCAGCACTTGAAGCAATTATCAAAACATACCTCCGAGCAGCAGCAGCAGCAGCCGCAGCTCTTTATTTAGCAGATCCAAACCAGCCAGCGAAGAATTACTTGGTAGCCGGCCTAGCAGCGATCGCAGGGCCAGTTCTTAAGGCGCTCGATGGCAAGGCAACCGAGTTCGGACGCGGAGCGAAGTAATTGATGAATCGGGGGGATATTCTTAAAGAAGCAGCACGCCTGACATCGAATGATCGCCAGAACCAGTACGGCGACCCACATACAAACCACCAAAGAATTGCAGAGCTCTGGACGACATATCTGGAAACACAGATCAAGCCAGAGCAGGTTGCAATTTGCATGGCGCTGGTCAAAATTGCACGCTTGATGCAAACACAGAGCGATGATTCATTTATAGATCTAGCCGCATACGCAGCGATAGCCGGCGAGATTGCGAGCAACCGATGAACAAGATGATCATCCTGGTGCCAACTCGCGGCCGCCCAATGAACGCAACAGCCCTGCTTGCAGCTCACGAAGAGCTTTCAGCAGCAAGCGACCTGCTCTTCATCATTGATGCAAACGACCCGGAGCACGATCAGTACCACTTCGAAGTAGGCGCAGAGCGCTGCATGACGATCGAGAACCAAACCCGAGGAATGGCTTACCCCATCAATAAGGCAGCCAACGCGATCGCAAAGCAAAACAAGTATGACTTCTTCGCCTTCTTAGGCGATGACCACCGCCCACGCACAGCCGAGTGGGATTTACAGCTGATGGCGGCGATGCAACGGCAGCCGTCAATGGCCTACGGCAACGACCTTCTACAAGGCAAGCGATTGCCAACCATGATCGTGATGACCAGCGATATCGTAAAGGCGCTCGGTGGGATGGTTCCGCCGAATATGAAGCATTTATATCTAGACAATTTCTGGAAAAAATTAGGAGAAGATCTAGGAGCGCTGACATATTTAGACGACGTGATCGTTGAACATATGCACCCGGTTGCAGGCAAAGCCGAATGGGATGAGGGATACAAGGAAGTCAACGCCCAGGAAGTTTATTCATTCGACGCGCTTGCCTACCAGAACTACATTCAAAGCGAAGCCTACGAAGCGCTCAGGAAAAAACTTCACCGATGAAGCAAGTGATTGCTTATTCACTCTACGGATCCGATGCCAGATATATGATCGGCGCAATCAAGAACGCACTTCTAGCACAGAAGCACTTCGCCGGATATGAGATCCGCTTCTACACAGGCGCCAGCGTTGCAGATTGGACGCGAAGCACCCTGGCACTTATTCCAAACGTGCATCTCGTCGAATGCGATGGCCCCGAAGATCACACAGCCAAACTCTGGAGATTCAAGGCCCTGGCAGATGACCAGGCAGATGTGGTTCTCAGCCGCGACACAGACGCCAGGCTTACCAGAAGAGAACGCC